CTCAAGCGCGGGATGCTGTCCGACGCCCAGGAAGTTGAAAAAACCGCGTTTGAAGTCGCCAGTACGGCCGGCGACTACAACCTCAGCCTGCTCGACCTGCAGCAGGTCTGGTTCGACGGCGTGCGGGAATATCTCACCTTGTGCGATACGCTGGGCAAAATGTACCGGTACTGCGACCAGAGCGCGTGGGACGTAACGGAGCGGCTGGCCATCACCTGGGGCAACGGCGTGCTGTACGACCCTGATAGGGAGCTGGAAACGGATCTCCGTCTGGTGGCGGCGCAGCTGCTCAAGCCTGAGATCGCGGTGGCCCGGCACTTCGACCAGCCCTGGGAGGATGAAGAGGACCTCAAAAATGTACGCGAAAAATATATGCCGGCCATGGAAGAGCTGGAACCGGAGGCATAGCGTATGGAGCCGTTTGACCTGACGGGCGTAAAAGAGTACGCCTCCGAGATCGCGCAGCCGCTGCGCGACCGTCTGGTGGAGGACATCTG